CCTCCTCCTGATGAATATCCTCCACCTCCTGAGTAAACTGCTTTAATCCTGTTACCATACTGAGTAGATGATATTTCATAATCAGCAGGTGCGCCCACTACGAACTTAGTTTGATCAGGCTTTACTGAAGAATACTCTCCAGAATCTCCGTTCTCAAATGTTAGGAGAAACTTATATAAAGTCTTTCCATCTCTTAACTGATAATCCCCTTGTGGAACTATACTAACAACCTTAGAATTTTTCATGATTATTTAATTGATTGATTATTTTCTAATTGAGCAAGATGAGCCTCTAGCATTGCAAGTCTCTCCTTCATCCATTCGCTTCCTACTTGTTCTGCGAATCCTTCTAGATCATCTAGGATCTGATAAATGTTTTCTGTATTCATATCTCTCTTTTTGATATCCCAAAGAAAAAAAAGAAATATGAGATATAAAAATTATTTGTTGATTATTTCTCCCTTGATGATTATTAGGGAACTATCCTTTGGTAATTCAGGATCTGGAATGATACTCAATTTCTTGATGAATCTCTTATTATCATCCTCTAGAAGTCCTGCATCTACAATAGCATCCTGAGTGAACTTGATAGCCATAATACAATTATCAAGATCATACCTGTAATTCACTCTAGCTATTATTGAACAGGATTTGAGTTTGAAATCATAATCCAACTGATCAGAAATAATCTCCTTCCATTTAGTTTTCTCCTTAGACCTGAATGTCCAATGAGGAGAAGAATAGAATTTATTAAGACTTGGAATCTTACCTAATTCAATTTTGATTTCTACATGATCAGTCATATCCTAATCTCTTACCTACCTCAGGATCTAAATCATAGATCTTAGATATATACCTTCTCTCTTCTTCCTTAGCATATATTCTCTCTTCAGGAGTTGAATCAATTCCTAAGTTCTGGAATAACATAGCCATCTCATGTAGGTATCTATCAATGTTAGGATCTCTCATCTGCTTCTCTTAATTCATACACTTTACCTTCCAGAACTAGCTTTACATGATAACCCTCAACAGGAAATGCAGTAAGCCCTTTATCATTCATTAGGACTGCAATCCTTTGGGCATCTCTAAACTCCATCTGTTGTGATATTTACCATACTCATATTCTGATAGATTCTTATCATAGAATCCAAAGTGAGATAAAAAGTGATTATGAAAATCATCTTCTAATTCTCCTGATTCAATAAGTAAATTCTTATTTTTTACCATTATAGTATTATATATTATTATATATATTATATATATAGTATTATATATAGTTACTTAAGTAACTTAATAAGAAGTAAGGTATATAGTATTATTGATATAATCAAGTATATAATATACTTATTGGAAAAAGTTTTTTCTTGATAAACAACCTGAGGAACTTTTATCTCCTTCTGGATCTTAATCGTATCAGGTAAACATTGAGCATCTATCCTAATAGTATCATAGAGCCTATTTAACTTGATTCTAACGGAGTTTCTCTCTAAAGTGATGGTATCATACTCCTGAAGAATTATAGTGTCTCTAAGAGCCTTATTTTCTGTTATTACGATTGTATCCACTTTCAGGGCAACTGAATCTAGGATTCTCGGATCTTTCGCAATAGCACGATTTAGGTGATACTTCGCACCACAAGCCGAAAAGAGCAGGGTTATTAGTCCTGCTCCTATTATTCTTCTTACCCATTTAACTTCCACAAGCCTCACAATCCTCTGGGTTATCAATGTTGCAAGTTGGTTGATCCTGATTGGTCAACTCATCAATGAAATCTTCAAATTCATTCTCCATCCTTAGAAAAAAATAATACAAATGCTACTCCGAAAAAAGTTCCTGCTTCAATCAATGTTGCCTTCTCAAAGGCTACTAATGCAATACCTGTAACAAACAGAATACTTCCTGCAATAGTTGTTTTTAAATTCTTAGTTACCCTATCAATCATTTTCCTTATTCATTAGATACCATCTCTGGGCAGTATATCCGATTGAGGCAATCAATAACACGATCTTTAAGGTCGCTTCTAAATTGCTGAACGATATTGCCATCGTAGAGACATTCATCAAATATACTTTCAAATCAGTAGTGTTCATATTCTTCTGTATTGAGTTCTCCCATTCTTTTTAAAAGCCTCTAAGATCTCTCCTCTATTGTTCTCCGTTTTGTAAGATACATGAACCCAAGCAGGATTTGAATCATCTCCAAATTCCCAGATAAGTTGATCAAACTCTAGGTTGTTCTTTATATAATCAAAGATCTGCCAATTCTCAATAACCCCATAAGCATCTGCATCAATATCAAATGCCTCTCCCTTCATGTGCTGAGATCCTGATGCTCCTCCAATCATATCATTCAATGCCTTAGACCTGTATCCAGAACTAACTGCAATAGGAGTATTGAAATGATCTCTCATTGGTTGGAATATCTTATTGGCTATCTGGATTAGATTAGATAGATGTTCGCCTGTTGGTTGATTACTGATACCATACTTAATAGCAGTATTTGATTTAGTAACCTCAGCTAATGATAAATTCTTACTCAGTTTCATCCTTTGTTATTGATCCAATTCCTTGATTTATATAATCACCCTCGCAACATTCTCTAGAATATGTATCTCTATCTCTACACAAACAGGCTCTCCTTTTGTCCTGAGGCACATTGTATCTATTCTTTCCCATTATTCTTCAGGATCAGGTATTGGCACATATTCAATGCGCTCCAACTCGTTTAATTGGTCGTTAATTGGTTCAAATGCTATATCAGTTAATACTTGTAAACCAACAATCCAATTATTATTTCCATCCTTTGCAAACTTCAAAAGGTTGTCTCCGTTTCTATACCCATCTAAAGCATCATATTGCCCTTGTTTTGCTTTCAAAACTATCATATAGCAGTTAGATATGTGTTTATAGCATCATAGAAATCTGAGGCTTCTGTACTTAAATCACCACCAACAAAAGCAATGCCTAAAGTTGAATCTGCAAAAGTAGTGCTTCTCTTAAATGCAGTAAATGATGCAATTGGTAAGCCTGTTGAATCGTGTTCTGTATTGTTATCTTTAGTAACTCCGTTATGTATTATTTGAGTATTACTTGCCGTTGACCTATTAGCGTGAACAAAAACATTTGCACTATATGCCGTTCTTTGAACAAATCCAGAAGAGTTAAAGTAAAACCTATCTGCACTCCTTCTGTACCAAGACCTATTAGCCACATCTGGAGAACCAAAATCACTTAGTGCCGTTGAAGGTGAACTTCCTAAACTACTAATAAAAAAACCAAAGGATGCAGCATCTTGAGTGTAGTTATTTCCATCATCACTTGGTGTGTAATCTGTATCAAGGTAGGAACTTGTGCCATTACCACTAAAACCAACATCTGTAGTAAATGTAGGACTGCTGACTTTTGATATTTGAAAGGTACTTGGTGCTTTCCAATTTAATGTAGCAAAATCACTATCACCATCCGATGCAAACACATAAAATAAATCAAGTTTATCCCATACACCTGCACTTTTTAAAGATGTAACTAATGTATTCTGCAACTCTTGTTGGTCTGTTTGTGGGGCTTGGTATCCTAAAGCAGTTGCTCTATCCAATACCGCTTGATAGTCTGCATCTGTACTATCTGCACCTAAGTTCTTGTAGACTATACCCCAATCAATAGTATTATCTCTACCATCACCCCAATAGGTACTCTCATATATTTTTCCGTAGCCTTCTAGATCACTCATTTCTTGCTATTCTTTTTCATGATATACTTCTTTAGCTTCTGGATGTTCTCCACCTTTGGCTTGTAAGTATTCTTAATTATAAAACCCATCCATTGAAGTTTTGATTCTTACTAGGGTACATATCATCATCAGATGCTGAATTGTATTCAGGGAACTTAGAATTATAAAACGCCATATGATCCACAAATCTTCTTGCATAATGTTCTGCAATATCTCTCTCCTTCTGTACTAGATAATCAAGATCTTCCTTAGTAACATTCTGACCATTCTCAGATCCTTTAGTGTATATGCCTCCATTTGCTACTTTATAATGGATATAAGGCAGTATCTCTATTGCTGAATAGTGGATTACCATATCTTGAATATAGTCTGTGAAAAGGGCTAAATAATCTCCTGCTAAAGAATCTCCTGTAATATCACTCTTTATCTTGTTGAATAACTTAGTTCCTAGAATCCCCTGAACATGAATATCCTGAGCAATCTTAATGAATTGAATCATCTGATCTCTATCAACATTCCCATTGATTCCTGTTCTCTTAATAACATCACTAGGTGATACAAATAATATCTCAGCCATCTTAGTTTAGTTTTCCTCTGTTAGGCATATCAAT